ATCACCTGTGCCATTGTCATCAATACTTGAAGTGTTAAGACTATCTTTAATAGTATTAGGTATTAATTTCATCCAAGCCTTCACACTACCATTCACAACGTAATCTGTATCCACAGACTTAGCTGTGCCTGTTATCTGTCCACTTGTTGATAATGTATCAAATGCTATTGTTCCGTTTGCCATTATGCAAGGTCTCCTAAATATATACCAAACATTGTATCATCAACAGTAGCACCACTAGCAAATGTTATATTGTTTACAGAAGCAGTTGTTATAGCAGTATATTGAATACCAACATTAGAAGCATCACCACCACTAGAACTTTGACCACCTGACATAGCATAATCATCATTAGAAAATGGATTTGTCCATACTGTAGTTCTTTGACCCACACCTGTATCAGTAACACTAGCTAAGTTAAAACTGTCATTAATTGTAGGACCTGTTCCAGTTAATTGACACCAAGCCTTTGCCAACCCTTGCTGAATATTTGTCTGATTGCTACCCTCACCTCTAATAGTCATAGAGTTTGCACTTGAGCTAATTACAGGTGTTGAGCCAATGGTTATGGTTGTTGCAGTGGACTTGCCTGTGATTGTGTCTAGGATTACTGTACTCATGCTAGGTCTCCCACTATTATTCCCTGCACAGCTTCATCATTAATAACAGCACCTGTGCTTAATGCTACATTGTTTTGTGAATACCTAGCGGCAGTATCTGCTGAAATAAGTGAGTATCTATTTGTGTCGTCATTTGCCATTGAACCGGGGTCATTAGCTGTTGTACCTGAAGTACAGGTATAGCCAGTAGCACTTCCCATATTATTTGTAAAATTGCCATACAAAGAACCAGTTCCTCTGTCTGTTACACTACCTATATTAAAAGAAGACCTTACTTGGTCTGTGTCAAAATCATAAGAACAAAATGCCTTATTTAATCCTTGCTGTAAGTTAGTCGTGGTTGAGCCACCTTCTCCAACAACAGTCATTGAACCTGCACTTGATGCACCCTTTAGTTTATCTATGGCTATCTCTGATGCACCACCACGAGTTAGATATGTGTCTACTTTGATTGTACTCATGTCACCACCAATCTTCCACCACTATTGACAGTCAATGTAATCCCACTGTTTACAGTAAGTGTTCCTGTTACCTGTGCATTTTCTGTGGCTAGTATTGTTGTATCAGCAGTTAAGTTTTGTGCATTAGTTCTAAACAAACCACCTGCCTTAAAGTTACCTTTGTTTTCTGCTGCAGGTGTAATAGAACCTCTAGTAGACTCAAGAAAGTACACAAAAATATTATTAGTTCCACTTGAAGGTGCGGCAGTAAATGTTAATGTAGAGCCATCAGGCACAGTATAAGCAGATGTATCTTGAACTACACCATCTACACTTACAAGTATATCTTGTACTGCTGATATTGTTCTTCCTAAAGCAAATGTCGTATCAGAACCATCACCATTAAATCTTACAATTGAAGGTGCTTGTTGAAATGCTGAAGCTAAAGGATTACCTATTAATGTCATTAAGATATCTCCAAGTAACTCGTCACTACATCCACTGAACTAGCTGCACTTGAAGTAATCATTATATGGTCTGCAGCATTTAAAACTAATTTTTGGTCTCCTCCTACAACAACTAAACTAGAACCTACAGGTATAGGTGCATCCTTAACTAATCTTGCAACACCATTACCTGCATCTCCTATACTTACATGAGCAGATACAGTTATTTGTGAAGTAGATATATTTGCTAAACTTAATCCTATTACAGTAGTTTCTGTGCTTGAAGGACATACATAAGCTTGAGTAGCTCCTGTACCCACTCCTGCTACTACTGATACTTTAAAGTTATTTGCCATAATATTTCCTTATTTATTAATATATTATACTGTATATTTTAACCCAACGCAATAGCAAATGGTATGGGGTCTCCTATACCACCTACTACAGTATTAATACTTGTAATAGCTGCAGTACGATTTGCAATACTAGTTGCCATAGTTGCAGATAAATTTGTAACAACTGTGTTTATAGACGTTATTGCTGCAGTGCGATTATTAATACTAGTTGCCATTGTAGCACTTAAATTTGTAATTACAGTATTTATAGATGTTATAGCTGCAGTACGACTATTAATACTTGTAGCCATAGTTGCAGATAAATTTGTTATTACAGTATTTATAGAAGTAATTGCACTTGTCCTATTACCAATACTAGTTGCTAGTGTAGAACTTAAATTAGCAACCACAGTATTAATAGATGTAACAGCATCTAAATTAGTTTTAGTTAAGGCACTTACATTAGCTATAGAAGTTGCCATAGTTGCACTAAGATTAGTTACTACAGTATTTATACTTGTAATTGCATCTAGATTAGTTTTTGTTAAGGCACTAACAGCTACTGTTCTATTGTTAACAGAAGTTACAACTCCATTAATACTTGTTGTAACTGCATTAATACTTGTTATAGCTGCAGTAGAACCTGTACCTATTACACTATTTATACTTGTAATAGCATCTAGATTAGTTTTTGTTAAAGCACTAACAGCTACTGCTAAACTATTAACAGACGTTACAACTGTATTTATAGATGTAATGGCATCTAGATTAGTTTTTGTTAAGGCACTAACAGCTACTCCTAAACTATTAACAGAAGTTATAACTGTATTAATAGATGTAATTGCTGCAGTATTTGTAGCTATAGCAGTAGTTCTATTATTAATACTAGTTGCCATAGTTGCACTTAAATCTGTAACAACTGAATTTATAGATGTAATAGCATCTAGATTAGTTTTAGTTAAGGCACTTACTGCAACTCCCAAACTATTAACAGATGTTACGACTGTATTAATAGATGTTATAGAATCTAAATTAGTTTTAGTTAAAGCACTTACTGCAACTCCTAAACTGTTAACAGATGTTATTACAGTATTTATACTTGTAATAGAATCTAAGTTAGTCTTAGTTAATGCACTAACAGCTACTGTTCTATTGTTAACAGAAGTTAGCACAGTATTTATAGAAGTAATTGCATTTACACTTAAATTACCTACTACAGTATTAATAGATGTAATAGCATCTAAGTTAGTTTTTGTTAAGGAACTTACATTTGCTACAACTGCATTAATAGAAGTAATTGCATCAGTATTAGTTTGTACTGCTACACTTGTTGCAATATCTGATATAGCAGTTCCATTTAATTGAAACGTACCATTAATATTAACTTTATCTGTAGATATTTGTAATGGAGTTACATTACCTGCACCTGTTTCAACACTCTTTAATGTAGTGCCTAATGAACTATTTGCTACACTAACCTGTAATAAATTTTTGTAAGTGTTTGCAATTTTTTGACCTGTAAAATCACTCATATTAAATTCCAATACTTATCTGTATTTTCCCATTCTGTTGTTGTACCCTCCCAATCTAGATTTCTATCTACATTAGATTCAGGTCTTACATCTCTAATAAAAAAACTTTCAGCTACTCTAGGACTTTTATTTTGAGGATGATTTTTTAAATCATATCCACCTTCATAGTCTTGAGGACAAACCATAAGTCCATAGCTATTTTTTTTCATTACTTTACGTCTGTATTCAAAACCACAAACGTCACATTCTACTATTGTATTTTTACCAACTGCCATTAGTCAGGTAACCAATCTGTAACTGTTACATTAGTTTCAGGCATAGGAGACCTTCTAGTAGGAAACTTTAATGTTTCAACATCTATAGTATTAGGGATTTTATTTTGAGGATGGTTCTTTAAATCATATCTTTCAAAATCAGTAGGACAAACCATTGTGCCATAACTAGTCTTTTTTAAATCCCTTAATCTATATCTAAATCCACATACATCACATATGCCTAAAGTTTTTCTTGATGTAGTCATTATATACTAATTTTTGGTTTTATTAAAAGACTTACTCTTTCTCTGTCCTCTGTTAATGCTCTAGCAAGTCTTTCTTCATATTCTGTTTTTATCATTGAAATTCTATTCATATCTACATTAGGTCTTTTCATAGACATATAGTATGCAACACCTGCAGTTAAGCATGGTAAAAATCTTCTTGAAATATCAGGTGTCTGTATTGAAGATTTATTTACATCCTGCATATACCTAATTAATTCTAGTTTAACTTTATCTGTAGAATTTTCAGGAAGCGGCCAGAGATATATTTCAGGTCTATCTCTTTCATGTCTTACTGCATATTGAGTAGGTCTGCCTTTTTGTTTTTTATTTGGAATCTTTAAAAATTCTTGCATAGATATACGTTCTAATTGTATATCAGTATCATCTCTATTAACAACTGCTTCTAATACATCTATACTTGATGATGCTAATGCATATGCAGTTACACTTGCAGTAACAGTAACTGTAGAAGTTTCTGCAGTCCACAACATAATATCTCTATTCTGCCAATCAGATAATAATAAATTAATTGACCTTCTAGCAGATTTAGGTTCATGTCCTAATGTAGGTTCACCACCTATCATTTCCATTGCTTCTTGGATAACTTCATCTATATCCATAGAAAAATCATATGTGCCTGATGTACTCATTTCTTTTTAATCTTTCTTTTTTTAATCTTTTTAACAACAGGCTTTTTTATTTGTTGTGAAATACTACTTCTACCTATAGCCATTACTTACCTCTTAACCAGTCATACCATTTTTTTTTATGCTCTTCTGATTCCCTTTGTGTGTTTTTGATTCTTAGGTGGTGCTTTTTTGCTTTTGCCCTCTCCTGCCCATAACTTTTTATTCGCCCAATAAGCCGCAGACATTTTGCCCTTACTGATATTTTTCGCATGACGAGCTTTAAAACTTTTCCTAGCTTCTTTAGAATAATTGTGACCCATTGAAGAGTCACCATAATGTATAAGTTTAATTCTATCACCTTCTTTAGCCAAGACCATGCCTTTTTTACCCGGTCTATCAGACTTTTTAGGTTTATTAAATCCTGCAAATTTTTTTCCACGATACTCTATACCTCCTGATGGTAATTTTTTTACTCCGGGATATTTACTCATGCTATCCTCTTTTTAACCTTAGTAGTTTTTCTTCTTCTTCCTGAAGCAGTTACTGACCATTTAACTTTACTAGGTCCTGTCTTTTTCTTTGCTTCCTGTTTACTTATTTTACCTGCAACTTTTTTTGGTCTACAGGCAGGATAAGGTCTAGACTTTTTATCTTTACCTGACCTTCCACATTTTTTACCTGTCTTAACATCTCGCCAATCTTCTTTAAACCATTTAGTTAAGCCACTATTTTTAGGCTTTGCCATTATGAATACCCACCACCTGCTTTTTTATATTCTTTAACTAAATATGCATTTGCATAAGCACTAGGATAAACTTTAAATTTATTTTTTGTTTTTGCTTTTATTCTTGCGTATAAAGCAGGATTGTTTGGTTTAGGTGATTTTTTTGTTGATGATTTTTTCTTTTTAGCGATTGCCATTGTGTTTCCTTTACATACATAAGTCTTCGTATTTAGTAGTATATAGTCTATGTTTAGCTAACTCTTTACTAGAGTTTATACCTATTATATTATTACACTTTAGTATTTTTAACAACCAATTTATCATATGCTTCCTTAATTTCTTCTATTGTTCTTTTACAACCTATGCAAATATTATTTTTTAATTTACATATACCTATACATGGTGTTAAAATTTTCCTGTCCATTTACCTGCAAACCATGCTAAGATACCTGCAAAAAATAAAACAACAATAAAACCTATTCCATATCCTATATATTCCATTAATTCTTGTTTACGTTTTGCTGCCATTTTTTCTTCATATCTTCTAGACTTTCTTGCTTCTGCCTGAAATCTTTGCCAATCCTGCCAAAGTCCGGGTCTGCCTAAATAAATCATCATCTTCTTGAGTTCTTCTTCTTTTTCTCTTATCTGTTCAAGAGCCATAAACTCATCTAAATCTCCACCACCACCTTTTGATTTTTGTTTACTTGCTTTTTTTTCTATTTGTTCTTTAGCAAATACAAAATCAGATATTTGTTTAGCACAACCTGAAAGCTCTTTACCATTAGATATAAAACCTTTTATTATTCCATAAGCGGCATTTGCTGCGGCTAGTTCTGCTAACATTATCTTTTCCTTATGGGTTTACAATATGCAGTTATTCGTAAGCTAGGTCCTTCCTCTTGTGGTATTGGTGGTTGTTTATGAAGTCTTTGTGCAAAATATAAACATCTATCTATATCTTGAAAGGTTTGTGTTTGGTCTATTACTCTTATCCCCATCATAAACACTAACACAAACTCTATCATGCTTTACCATGTAACCTTCTTATTTGTTCCTTACCTTTTTTAAAAATATTTGCAACTTGTGTTTTTTTCATTACTTTAGCTCTTTGTTCGCCAACAGTAAGTATTTGTATCTTTCTCGCAAATGGCTTATTAATTTTTTTAACTTTTTTAACTGTGGCTCTTGCATCTGCAGGTGTGGAGAACTTGATGCTAACTGTGTCTTTAGGGTTCTCATCTGTGTATAAACGTCTGCCTGAACCTTTTGGTTTTTTACCTGTACCAACTTTAGGTTCTTTTTGCTTTGCCATATCCTTTAACCTGCCTTGCAGAAGTTGTATTACCTTTATACTTTTCAGTCTTTTCAGGTTTATCATAAAAACTTGCAATAAGACCACCACCAAACATAGGTTTAAATCCCATATTTATTTTAGCCTTTGCAGGAAGCTTATGTATTCCCGGACTTTTAGATTTAGGTGGTAAGTCTTTAAGACCTATAGTCTTATCTTTAGTGCCTGATTTAAATGCCTTAAACTTTATACCCTTACCTGCACCTTTTTTATCTGCTTCTTTTCTTTTTAGTTTGTCACCTGTACCTATTATTCTTGCAGTTTTCTTAGGCATCTTTCTTTTCTTAGGAGTACCAAACATATGTCTAAAAAAATCTGATGCACTATCATATGCAACATCACCCTTCTTATCTATAAACCTACCTGTGTAGTCATTAGATTTAACTTTAGGTAATTCTTTTTTAATTACTTTAGGTGTCTTAGGTGTTTTTATTTTAGGAGTAAAATCTTCTTTAGGTTTTTTAATTTTATCATCACTAATAGCATCTTTCTTTTTAAAAGGAAAATCTTTATCAACTGCTAAAAATCCTTTTCTTTTTAAACCTGAAATATTTAGTTTATTTTGATTACCTATTCTATTATTTTTAGGAGTTATGTTTTGAGACTTTCCATCTATTGTTTGTGATTTTACATTACCAACATTTTTAGGTTTTTTAATACCTTGTAAAACTTCACCCTCAATAACTCTTTTAGTAATATTAGTGCCTGTATTTTTATTTTGGTTTGTAGGCTTAGTTATTAAATTTTTATTTTGCTTTTTATTTTTTAATATCTCACCAATATTAATTTTTTTATCTTTTTTATTAATAGTAGTAACAGGAAGTTTATTAACTTTCTTTTTATCTTTAACAATCTTTTTTAAAGTATCAGGTAAAAACTTTTCATATTGTTTTTTAGTATTAGGATTCTTTTTAAGATAGTTACCAATACTATCAATAACTTTTTTACCTAACAAACCTTTAAACTTTAAACCTTTTTTAAATAATTTAGGTATATCAGAACCTTTTAAATTATTTACATCAATATCTAATTTATCTTTAATAATCTTAGTAAGACTACTAGATGAAGGATTTTTTAATGTTAAAGTCTTAGTAGTTTTTTTAACAACATCTGCCATTATTTTTTTCTCCCTGTCATTGCTTTACCAAAACCACGCATTGCCTTACCACAACCTCGAATAGTTTTGCCTTTAGTTCCACTTTTAAATCCCATAATAGGTCCTAATGTGTCCATAGCATATTTACCCACATCATAAACTTCATATGCTCCTAAACCTCCCATAGCTGATTTAATAGGACTTTTCTTTACATAGTCTCTTACTTTACCTATAGTGCTTTTTTTAGTTCCACTTTTTAGTTTTTTAGTTATTGGTAAATCTTTAATTGCTTCTCTTATTAAAGATTGTCTTTCTTTTTTTTGTTTATTAGTAAGACCTGTTAAATCTTTTTTACCTATAGTTTTTTTACCTGTGCCTGATTTATATTTAACCATGCCACCAGTTTTCATATCTTTACTAATACTTCTAACTTGAAATCTATCTTGTAAAGCTTTAAGTTCTGCATCACCTATACCATACTGTTTGTATTTACCTTTTCCACCTTTTATAGTTGCAGTTAAATCTCTTGCAGTAATACCTAATATATCTGCTAATTGTGAAGAAGTATACTGAGGTTCAAATCTTTGTAAAATATATTCTAGTCTTTGACTATCATTCATTTCATTTTCAAAGTATTCTCTAAATGCTTTTTTATCTTCTTTAGTTTTAGGAACTGCTCCTTTAGGAACAAGAGGTGCATCTCTACT